GTCAAGGGGATTAGTGCAGCTCTCGAAGCTCAAATGTCTGAGCTGCAAAATCTCAAGTTAGCGCCCGAACTTGGCAAGTCCACAGCAGGAGAAGCAGGAGACGCTTACAAGGGGTGGGTCAAGCGAATCGAAGAGCGCCTTCGTGAGGCTCAAAGTCTTAACGATCAAATCAAAGCTGGTGAGTTTGGCACTACCGCAATGCAGGAGGTCGAGGCCTTAAACAAGGCTATGGACTTGATGGCTTCTATGCCGGAGAAGAAGCGCGGGGGCTTAGGAGCTATTGGAAGGTCGCTCCGTGAAGCGGGTTTCGAAGGTAAGAACCTGACGGAGCAACTCCAGAGAATGTTCCTTGCGATCGATCAACGGAAGGAGACCGTTAAAGAGCTGGAGCAGCTTCCGAAGAAGATGGCAGCAGCTGGCTTGAAGATGGGCGAAATGTTCGATGAGCTGGAGGCCCACCGCAAGGGAGCAGAAGCTGCTGATCCCGGAAAGGTCAAACAGCAGGAGCAGTTGGAGAAGAGCCTCGAGAAACTTCGAGACTTTCTGACTGATATGAGACTCGATCAGGAGCAGATCAACTTCCTAACTGCCGAGTACTCGCGCCGGTGGCAGGAGGTTACGGGAATCGAAGCTCATAAGGAGAAGCTCAAAGACGTTAAGCGGGAGATCGAGAGTATCCGGAGCGCCATCGGAGATACAGGCGAAAAAGCCATCTACGACGCTACTAAGCGAGTCGAAAAGATCAATGAGGCGGTCAGATTGAACGTCTTATCACACGCTGAGGCGTCTAAGATGATCGAGACGATCAATGACGATACCTACCGTAAGATGCTCGACCGCACAACGTTATTCGGAAAGAGTGTACGGGACATGTTCAGGGATTTGGAAAAAGGATCTCTCGATGCCTTTTACGATCTGACGCACGGAGTAGAAGGCGGTTGGAAGAGACTCTTCCTATCAATGGAAAGAACAGTATTTGACTTTGTTGCCAAGTTGATGATCATTCAACCGACAATGAAGTTCCTCTTTGGTGGACTGTATACTGGAAGGAATGTTGACGTAGGTACAGGACTCCTCGAGGGTATGATGGGAAAACTTTTGACAGCTCCTACGTCTGCGGCAACTGCTAATTTGGGGGGCTCCTCACTTATTGGCCAGTTTCAGCATGGTGGCAGTTTCGTAGTAGGAGGTTCGGGAGGAGCTGATAGCCAGCTAGTGCAATTTATGGCTACCCCCGGCGAAAAGGTCTCAGTTTCGCCTAGTACTGTTAGTCAATCGATCCACGTGTCGATTAGTAACGAGAGTGGTACCCCTCTAGCAGTAAGAAGTGCACAGCCTTCTTTCAGTGTGGATAGAGCGGTTATTAGTATCATTCTCGATGACATTCGCCGCGGAGGACCTACGGCTCAGGCACTCGAAGCTCGAGGAATGAGACATAGGACAAGTTAAATGCCAACATTCCCTTCGTATGCAAAGCAAATGGTAGGTGATTTTGAAGAGTCTCCGTCTCCGGCTGTTTTGAGAACAGAAATGGAGGGTGGCATTCCGAAACAGGCGCAGATTCTTAGTAAGGTAATGATCACCAGACCTGTTGTTTATAAAGTGAATACTCTTACGGACCTTCAGAGCTTTATGACTTGGTTCCGCGGAACCATCGGGAGAGGAGCTCTTTGGTTTGACTGGACCGATCCGATAGATTCGGTTGTAAAGCAGGCTCGGATCGTAGGAGGGGTGATTAAGGCTTCTCCGTTAGATTCCAGCCAACCAAGCAAAATCTGGAAAATTACCTTCTCACTCGAGGTCTGGGACTCTTAACTTCGGTCATGCCTAAGACATTATCCTCGTCGTGGAAAACTAAGGTCAACGCGACTGGTACTGCTGAAGTTCCGTTCGTGTTGCTAGAGATTACTCATTCCGAACTGGCTCAGCCAGTTAGAGTAATCAACGACAATCAGGACTTGGTAGGAGGTCCTGGAGGTAACGACTATATTGCTCTCGCTTTTCGTGCATCTCTACCTGACGATTTCGATAAGGAGTTGCCAAGAGCACGTCTTAGAATCGATAACGTCGGCAAGGAGCTTGTTGGTTGGCTCGAGCTGAGTCAGGGAGGCAGAGGAGCAAAAGTCCGGATGATGCAGGTCCTTCGAAGTGCTCCGACGTTTATAGAGTGGGAGACAACTTTCGACCTTACTAATGTCCAAATCACTGCAACGGAGGTTACAGGAGATCTAGGTTATGAGGATCTTCTTTCAAAACCGGCCAGTGCGGTGTTCTACAGGCCTGATGTAGCGCCGGGGCTCTTTTGATGCCAACTATCTCTAGTTTCCACTGGTCTGACAGCTATGTGGGGTTAGCTTATCCTCCGGGATCGAGTTACTGCGGCTTTTTGGCAATGAAGGTCTCTAAAGAGGTCTTCAATCATCCTGTTTGTCTTCCTCAAGCTCTTGCAGAAGGTGTTCTTGCAGGACAGAGACAAGTCGAGGATCTGATCAATTCTGACATCGCCTGCAGAGTAGAGACCCCGCAAGATGGCAGTCTCGTTCTAATGAGGTATGGCCCTTTGTGGCATATAGGGATCTTCTGCGTGTATCCAACTGAACCGTGGGTTTTACACGCTCTTGCCAATGCAGGACAGGTAGTACGCCACCGATTGCGGGATCTTGGAAGGTTTGGGTATAAAATCGAAGGGTTCTATCAGTGGCTCTGATTACTCCTACGCTTCAGCATCGGCAACTGCAACGGATGCCTAATCTTGTTTACTCTCCGCACCCTCTGTTGGCAGCAGCGGACCGTAAACTAGTGTTTGTGCCTTTCATTGGAGGCGAAACGTTGTCGGAGTACTTGGAGAGGGCAGAAGTCCATCCCAAGAGCATTCCAGCAATCCTCACTCTGAACGGGATTCCAGTCCCTTGCGAGAGCTGGAATACTGTATATCCAAGAGAAGACGATCTGATCACTCTCCGACTTGTGGTATCAGGCGGAGGCGGTAGAGGAAGTAACCCAGTAGCAGTAGTTGCTTCGATCGCTCTAATGATTGTAGCCCCTCAGATTGCTGCAGGAGTTCTGGGGTCTCAATTCGGGGCAACAGCATTCACGATTGGTAGTACAGCAGTAACATTCGGGACAATCGGGACTGCAGTTATAAATGTTGTGGGCGGGTTGCTTATTAGTACACTTCTACCAGCTCCTCGTCCTCAATTGTCTCAGGCAGGTGGCGGGGCAGCGAATCCAGAAACTTCATCTACTTACTCCCTCACTGGTGGACAGAACCGGGCTCGTTTCTTTGAGCCACTGCCACTTGTGATGGGAATCCACCGTTTCTTTCCTGATCTTGGAGCAAAACCCTATAACGGATTTATAGGGGAAGATCAGTATTTGTATCAGATCCTTCACTTTGGGATGCAAACCGATCTTGATCTGTCCGACTACAGGATTGGCACAACATCTATTAGTGCTTTTGCTGGGGTAACTAGGCAGGATCCCGGGCGAGTTGCTGCAGTCAAGACAGGTACTGGAAACGGAGTCATTACCATCCGCACTGGATTTGGTGTGCAGATGGGAGACTACACGATCACCTACAACGGCTCTAACTTGTGGACAGTTCGGGATCCTCTCGGTACACAAGTGGGCAGCAACTATACGACTGGCAACAATTTTGACAATCAGATCTCCTTCCGCATTACAAACGGGACAATAGCGTGGGTGGCGGGTGCTGTATGGACTTGTACAGTGACTAACACCGACGGTGCTTTGACCTTAATGCATTCGAATGTAGATACACTTGCTGGAACTGATCTGACTTATAACACGGCTTTTACTCGGACTACTAGCCAGGACGCTACTGCTTTTGAGGTCGACATAGTCGGATCGCTATTTAGTGTAGACGCCACTTCAGGCGAGTTGTCGAATCAGCCTGTTCGGATCGATATGGAGTATTCCGTGTCAGGAGCTGGTGTTTGGCATCCAATAGTAGGCGCTCTGACTTATGTAGAGATCAACTCAGCTTCGAGGACGCCGGTACGCAAGACTTACCGGGTGTCCGGATTACCAGGAACCTCCGCTTATGACGTCAGGCTTAAGAAGCTATATACTGACGGAACTGGCCCCACCTACTACTCTACATTTTCCTGGACTCAGCTTCGTACCTTTCAAGCAGATACCACCTCTTACGCCGGGCAGAGAAGACTAGGAATTAGGGTCAAAGCATCTGGGCAGCTTCAAGGAGCTCTTGCTGCTCTCAACGTTCTAGTCTCAGCTAAATGCGAAGTCTGGACCGGAGGTTCTTGGGTTCCAAATCAAATTAGTCAAAATCCAGCGTGGTGGTTCCGTTGGTTTGCACTAGGTAAGACTGATACTAGTGGAAGAATCCTTTACGGGGGTGGTCTTACTGACGCCAAGCTTGATCTGGACGCTATTAAGTCTTGGGGGTCCTATTGCTCGGATAATAGCCTAACCGTTAGTGTCGTGATCGATCAGCAGATGTCAGTAGGTGAGGCTCTTTCCTTAATTGCTAGATGCGGCCGAGCTACTGTATCGCGAGCTACCGGTAAGCTAGGAGTGGTTTGGGATGCTGCTAACCTACCCGTCACGGCTATCTACGGTCCTGCTAATATCCGCGCAGGATCTTTCCACGTTGAGTACACAACAGAGAATCTTGCCGATGAAATCGCGGTTAGTTTCACCAATCCCGATTTAGACTGGCAACGGGATATCGTAAGAGCTAAAGTTCCCGGAGTTACTAACCCTGTTAGTACAACGAATGTTGACTTCATGGGCTGTACTAATAAGGATCAAGCAGGTAAGGAAGCTAATCTGCTTGCTGCTAATCAGTACTACCGCCGCAGAAGAGTAGCTTTCGAGACTGATCTTGAGGGCTTTGTCAGTATGAAGGGCGACGTAGTTGCACTTTCTCACGATCTCACAACGTGGGACTACGGAGGTCGTGTAGTCACGTTCAACTCTACCGGTCAGATGAAGCTCGATCGAGCTGTCCCTCGAAGTGGCTTGTCGGACTATATTACGATCCGTTCCCCTAACGGAACTCTCAACACCTACCTTTGCAATGCTGATACCGGTACAACAGACATCATCAATTTGCAAGGGACGCTTAACGACTGGCCGTCTCCTTTTCCTGCAGATGGTAGAGAGTGGGTGTACCAGTTTGGGCCCCGAATCACACCAGGCAAAAAGGTCAAGATCATCGGAATCGAGCCTCTTGATGAGCACTATCTGAGGATCATTAGTACCGATGAAGAGACTGGGTACTACGATTACGAAGGTAATCCGTACGACTATACGACTCCCGTGACTTTTGCAGCTGCTCCGACCGTAACCAGTATTAAGGTTACGGAGCAGCTAGTAATGAAGACACCTCAACTTACTAAATGCACAATCACTTGGGAGATGCGAAACGCGTTTCTGGCCGCTGTTAAGGTGTCTGTTAATGGAGGACCTCAACTAAACGTCCCAGTAGCCGGATCAACTTCCTCAACTGACTTTGAAGCTTACGACGGGCAAGTCCTGGATATCGAAGTCACTCCTCTGGGAGCTATTAAGGGCATAAGCCTTACAATCCAGCATATAGTGGTAGGGCGAGCGGCAGCGCCAGCCAATGTTACTGGACTTACTGCGTCTCTCTTTCAGAACGGTCAGCGTTTAGCTTGGAACCGTGTCACGGATCTCGACTTCTCGAACTACGAGGTTCGTCGCGGCGCAAGCTGGGCTCTTGGTACTCCAATCTACTCCGGAAGCTCAAACTCAGTCGTTCTAACCGAAGCGCTCGCCGGCGGAACGCATAATTACTGGGCCCGAGCAAAGGATCTTTCAGGGAATTATTCAGTAGGGGATGCGACTTCATCTCTCAATGTAGTAACACCTGGTACTATCGGGTTTACCTGGGTGATTTCAGGGCAGAACGTCGTGCTTTCGTGGTCTGTCTCCGAAGGCTCCTTTACAACAGATCACTACGAACTTCGCTATGGCGCAAGCTGGGCATCCGGAACGCTAATCGCGTCTACGAAGGGTACTTCGTACTCAGTTTTCGCGAACTGGAATGGAAGCCGAACTTTCTGGGTGGCAGCAACCGACTGGGCTGGCAATACAGGGTCAGCTGCTAGCACAGGTGCTGTTGTCAACGCACCTAGCGCTCCGACTTTACAGACTGCAATTGTTGGGGACCACGCCGTTTTCAGTTGGAATACTCCTGCTAGCGACGTACCGGTTATTCACTACCACATTAGATACGGCGCTTCGTTCGAGGCTGGGGTAAATGTCGGCGATGTTGATACGACAACTCTCCAGTACAAAGTTGACTGGAGTGGCTCTAGACAGTGGTGGGTTGCAGCACATAACACAGCAGGATTTCACGGTACTGCTGGAGGCTTACAAGTTACTGTCACTGTACCTGGTGCTGTGATTATCACTCCTCAAGTAATCGACAATTTTGTCTTGCTTAGGTGGACTGATGGTACCCAGACTCTACCTGTACTTCAGTACGAGATTCGCAAAGGCGTAACTTGGGCAGGCGGTACGCTCATCGGCCGTATCGATAGTCGTTTTGCTACTGTCTTCGAGGAAGCGGCCGGAAGCTATACTTATTGGATCGCAGGTATCGACTCTGCTAATAACGAAGGCACTCCAAGCTCAGTAACTGTGCAGGTATCGCAGCCTCCTGATTTTGTGCTCTACGCTGATAACTACGATGATGGCTCAGGTGCGAGGACAAACGTTTGGATTACTCCTCTCAACAAGTTTCATGCCTGTATCGATGAGGTAGAAACGTGGGCTGGGCACTTTACCGCTCGTACGTGGAACACAATTCAGGACCAGATCGATGCAGGTTACCCTAACTACTTTATGCCAAGTCTCACAACCGGAAGCTATGTACGGGAGTGGGATTTAGGCGCAGTGGTAGCAAGTACTCAGATTACTGTCAATCTTACTTCAGCAATACTCTTTGGTACTGTGACAGTAACACCGAAAATTAGCGTTCGTAAACTTGCAACAGATCCGTGGACTGATTTTCCTGGTGTATGGACGGCTTATGCTACTGACTTCCGCTACGTGAAAGTGACTCTAGATTTCGCTTCTGTTGGCGGCGACGATCTGATCGAGATGACAGTGTTAAATATGAAGATCAACGTCAAGTTGCGGAACGATGCGGGGGTTGCTACGGCAGACTCGGCAGATACTGGTGGAACTGTAGTAAACTTCAACGTCGCTTTTCTGGATGTGCAGTCAATTACTGTGACGCCTCTCAGTACAACAGCTGCACACGCGACGTATGATTTCACTGATGTACCAAACCCGACGAGCTTTAAGGTCTTCGTATGGGACGCTGCAGGTGGCCGCATTACGAAGGACGTAAGCTGGTCAGCAAAAGGAGTCTGAAATGGCTAACTGGAATAATCCAACAACTACCAGCCTTTATACGGACTTCGTAAC